GGATGTCTTTGGGCTCGCTCGGAGACCGGGTGACCAAGCTTGAAGACAAGCAAGACATTGTTGGTGGGGACATCCGAACCATGATGAAGAACCAAGCCAAGATGTGCCATGCCCTTAAAGTAGACTGCCAGTGAAGCCATTCCTGCTCGATTATGTTGAGTCTCTGGGCCACGCAGTATTCACTGAAGGCATCTACAATCTCAACATCGTGGGCATCCGAACGAAAGAGAGCAGCGCTAATACATTCGATGACCGGATGTGTGTTGTCTTTCGAGACGAACTGGGCTGGATCACTCGAACCTGGCCATGTACCACAGACCCTGGGCAATACTGGCGAGACAACCCCAGCAACGTGGCTGGCACCGCCATCCTTGTTCCCGGCCAGTACAGGGGTGTGTACAAGATTGGAAGGCACCGGGGCCAGTATGATGCCTTGGTCCAGCGTGGGTCAGCCGTAAAGGTCTACAGGGACGCCAACAAGGACGAGGTCTTGGACCATGACCCAGAATCAATCGAAGAGGGGTTCTTTGGGATAAACATCCACCAAGCCGGGCAAAACTCCACCGAAGTCAACAAGTGGAGTGCAGGCTGCCAAGTGTTCGCCAACAAGGACGACTTCGAGGAGTTCATGAGCATCTGCTATGCTGCTTGTAACAAGTGGGGTGATGGTTTCAGCTACACCCTCATTGACGAACCGGCAGCCTAATGGAACAAGAAGTCCTAACCGATAGTGCCAGCAGTGTGGTTACCGCATTGCTGGAGTACGGAGCGATGGGCATCTTTGCCATCTACTTGATCGTCACCAACTGGTTTGCCCAGAAGCGCATTGACCGCATGACGGGCACTATTGCGACCCAGTTGACGGAGCAGACTTCTAAGCTCGACGCGATCATCAAGAGCAAGGAAGAAGACAAGCTCAAGAAAGACATCGCCAAGATGATTGAGAACAAGGACACTTAGATAAACTTGAAAGCGATCCCAACTGCGGAGAGCACAAGTGAAATCAACGAGAAGGTCAAGGCTCGTCTACTGGCATGCCAACTGCGCCCCAAGTCATCGTGTCGAGTCGCGTAGTTCCAGTGCTGCTGTTGGTTCCACTGAGGCATTGCCTCAAAAAACTCAGGACACTTCCGCTCGTCATACACTTGATCTTCAGGAAGACGAAAGCGATACCACATGCACACACCAGCGTACTTCCGCTCCTTCCAGTTGGGCGGGTACTTAGCCCAAAGACCGCATCGTCCGCATCGTGCCATACATAAGAAATAACCCCGTCCTGGCCGTGACACCTGGACGGGGCTCAAATCTGCGGGAATGGTTGTACAAATTAACCCCACCACTGAGCCAATCCCAATGGCGGGGCTTTTCACACAACCCAAAATGTTCTTTACGAACGTTGGTCAGTTGACCGCAAAAATTAGCGATCATTTACTTTCTAACCAGACGCTTTCGAAAAGTCATGTAAAGCAGACTTCAGCCTTACCAGACTTGCCTTTGCATGACGCGAACCGTTCGCTCCATTGAAAACCAACTGTTGAGCTGCAGCCACTACACTGAGGGCTTCTTTCTCTGGAAAAGACCCTGAACTCTCCTGACGGCAGGGACTACATACATCATCTGTTCTCCATCCTAGAGAATGCTGTAGCGTGTCAGAAGAGCCAGGGGGGTGGTCAACCTTCGAATCCATCAGCAAGTTCATCAACAGATGTTTCTGGTTCTGGGGCTTTCTTTTCAGTGGTTGTATTTCCAGCAACAGCCGAAATGAACTGCTTCATCAGGTCTTTCAGTTCATCGTCGTTTGATTTTGACTGCTTCTTGCTCAGAACTTCGATCAAGTCCTTGTTTGCATCAGCCATGTTGATGTTGACATCGAGTGCTGGCACGCCGTTTTGATACCGAAGATCCATAGCGTTGTTCGCGTCGATCCACTTGCACGCAATAATGATGGACTCGTCACCATTTGGATTCGGTCGGATATCGGCTTCATACTCACCAAGCTTCCACTCACCATTCGGCTGTGAGTTTCTGATGTTCTTGACCATGGCCTTGAGAACGCCGTTACACATATTTTTCCAAATCTCAGCATCGATCTTGTTCGTCAATCCAGCGAGGGGCCAATGCGCTTTCTTTAGACGGGTACGATAGTTCTTCCATTCCTTCCTAGTCTTCTTGTCGATGAGATGCCCATCGAGCACGTCACGCAATTGAGACATGAACTCTGTCGTTTGGATAATCTTGGATGGACCCTTTTTAGTGCCTGCCGTTTCGGACATGCGCATTTTGTGTGGGTTTCTTGCCGTGGCTTGATCAATCAAGGACATTGGTTCTCCTACTCAGTGAAGTCTAGTTCTGGATCTGGAAGATCATTTTGCTTGGCCTTTTCAACCAAGTCTTTAACCTTTGTCTTCCGTCGTTTCTTTGGTGATTCATCTGCTTGGACATCAATAACATTGTCTTTGATTGTACCACTATCCTTAATTGACTCGTCATGCCCATTGTTGGCAGTGTCGACCCAAGCGTCATCATCAAAGTCGCTCTTAATGTCATGCTCGAGAACAGCTGTGGTTGATGGCGTGAGTGGAAGGTACTTGCAGATCCGCCGAATGACTGTCTTACGCCACATTTCTTCGGTGTGTTGAGCCCAAGGACCATTATCTGGACTGCGTGAATTGGACCGTATCTTATTGATTTGGTCCTTTCGCATGACCTCGACTTGGCGCTGTCCATCCTTGTAGTAGCAAACAGCATAAGCAATCTTCAATCCACCAGGATCATCATAGTTGACCTTGTGCCTTAGAGTCTCGCCACCATCAAGATCGAAGTGATGATCGAACTCGTCATTTTCGTGAACCACGCGAGCCACAAAGTGAGCAACTTCACCGGACCGTTTTACAAGATCCATCAATCCCGTGTACTCAATCCAAAGTTCAGCATCGTAGGACTTTGCTTTCTTGTTCCACATCGGAACCAGTGATGCGCGATGCAGAACACCGCCAGCCACAAGGTTCAACTCACACGCTTTGGCCAAGGCCAAGTACACAGAAGTTGGTGAGCATTGAACAAGGCGTTCATTCTTGGCTGCTTCGAACATGGCAACACGAATGATCCGATCAACATCCGTCCCTTTAGGAGCAATCTTTACGAGACTATTCCGCTTTGTTCCTAAAAATTCGTTGAGCGACGTAAGTTGGTCTCTTCGGCTAATTGCTGTCGTCATCTCTTGGCTCCATGATTCTAAGCATTCTGTTTCCAGGTTGCTCGGTAGTGTACTTTTTATAGAGGTTGGGTTCATCTGTCATGAAAGTCTTTTTATCAAAAACCCGACGATTCGATGTTTGTTTCCATGTGGCGAGTTGTGCTATTCCAAGCGATTCACCAATGCATTGGCGCAGCTGGTTTTCAAGTTCAGTTTTCTTTTCCGTCAGTTCTTTGTATTCGCTTCTTACTTTCAACAGCCGTTCGTACAAATCTCTTTCAGCAACCGTAGCTGCTCGTAGTTTCTCATCTTCGACTCGCGGGTGAATCTTACCAAGCACGTTGCGACACATAGGTGTGCCATCTGCTGGCGGTGGAGTTTCCTCTACTACATACTTCTGCCACCAATCTTCAGCGACATCAAGAATCTGCTCACCAAGCTCCTTGTCGCGTTCAAGACGGTAGACGCGAAAATCATCAAGGCTAAAAAGTGTCGCTATGTCCCAGTAAGGAGCGTCGAATATCTCCATGTAGGTGCGCATCTGCACCTCTACATCTAGTGGCACGTCAGTTGACCGAGTTTTACCCCACCCATTTCTTCTTCGGCGTGTCTTAGCGTCCATACCAAAAGTGATGCCATTTAGCTCAACCATTCGATCCGGCGTTCCAAAGATGCGCGGTCGAGTCGGATGCCAAGTTAAACCCTTCTCCCAAAGGCGACATCCCTCCCCAAGATGGAGTTCGTACAACTCGCATACGTATTTCTCCATGACCCGACCACGCATCAGGATTGAATTGTCTGAATCTTCCGATTCAAAAATTCCAGTTTTTTCAGACCACAACTTAAATAAGCTTCTTTCGAAACAACCAACTTTGTCTTTCGTGTCTGCTGACGCAACAAGTATGGCAGCCACGTCAGTGCCGCCCAGGCCCTTTTTGCGTTCAGCAAGCCATGCCGATCGTTCTTCTTGGTTCATGGTTGTTTTCTCCGAACTCAATCGTAGTATTGTATGGCAGGTGTGTCAAGGAGCCACACCCCGATGTGGACAAAACTTGTCCACTACGCTACTTTCGATTTATAAGGTGTGTCTAATGGTCATCGAAGACTATCGAAAAAGCCTGCCGAATCGAAGCACGCGTGTCGCATTCACAAAATGGTTGAATGAAGAACTTCAGAGATTCAATTTAACTTTAAGCATCGGCTATCTCCGTGACTTGGAGTATGGTCGAAAAACACCTTCGTTACCGCTTGCCATTGGTATTGAAAAATCGACTGGTGGTGTAGTATCTGTCAGAGAGTGGCCTGGGCTTAGTGCGGGCCTTCGTTCTTAATGGAGAAGACAATGAGCCTGAAAGAAAAAGTTGAAGCAATGAAAGTGGTCATGCATACAAAGGCATGTCGTCACGGGTATGACCTTTCAAATGTGATTGGTACGCTCTACGCATACATTGCAGAACTGGAAGCTAAAGCAACTGCCCCAGCACCCGCCAAGAAGGCGACCGCCAAGAAGGCACCTGCTAAGAAGGCACCTGCTAAGAAGGCACCTGCTAAGAAGACATCGAAAAAGTAGCTAGGCGTCGACTGGTTTCTTGAGTGTTGCCATTAGCAATTGATAGGCAACTGCGGACTCTTTTGCCTCAATGTGCTGTTGTAGAGCTTCGATGACTGATATCTGATTCAGTGCCTTTGCAACCATATCGTCGCTTGAGTCAAAGACTTCCATCGACTTTTCTTTCATGCAAATGGTCCATCTATCAGGCATGGTCCAGGTCTTTTTAATTTCATCGATGTCAGGCATTAGCATTCCTGTGGCTCGATAATGTTGGCGTATCCACATCCTTTGTACATTATAGGCACATTGTCAGTCCAATGCTGTATGGCCTCAATGATTGACAAGCGCCCATGATCGTAACATTGAGTGCTGAGTGATTTGTCACCTGTGATAGGGCACAACCACAGAAAACGAACAATCCCGTGAAGCGTGTTGCGTGTTTTCTCTGTCATCGACATCGCCGCATAGGGTGTCACTAAAAGCCATGCATAGACATGGTCGAGCAGCTCTTCATCCATGCCGCCATTTTCTTGATGAACTTCAAAGCAGTATTCATAAACGGCATCTGCAAGCCTATCTGCGTGCAAGATTCCACTGTTGGTAAATCTACCTGACTTTCCACTAATCATGTAGTCCAAGCCAAACGCAATGAACGTCACGTAGTGCCCATCTTCGATAAAGCCTTTGACGTTCTTAGCAATCGAATACAGTAGAAACTTGTTTTCTTTGCTTAGTGACCGAACCTTAGACCCTTTCATGTTTGAATGAATCAGCTCTTTGTCATCTTCAGTAAGGTATTGGTCTATCACTTCTTGCATGTCGTTAGTTTCACACGCAAATACTTCAGCCGACATCAGTGTTCTCCACCTTCAACAGTTTCTACAAGTTCAGGTTTTGACATCGGAAGAACGTTGTCTTCTTTGTTTTTGACCCATACATACACGCGTTTGTTCAGTAGCCTTCTACGTTGTCGATCATACCCCAACTGCCGCATGATATCGCCAACGCGCATCTCGTTACTGCGGGTCATTTGATACTTCTCGAGTCCAAGCGCCTTGGTCATGATTTCGCTGGTACTAAGGCTTCCCATGCTGATGTTCAGCCATTGCTCTATGACCTCATGCCATGGGTCGTACTGGCGGAAATCAGATGATTGTTCTTCCAGTTGTTGCTCTGCTTCATTTTCCAGGTACCACTTTTCACCATTGTTGAATGCAACCACTGCTTCTGCCCACAGTTGCGAACGATTGTTGATTGTCCAATCAGTGTCGATTTTACCAATTTGGATTGGCCAATACCTGCGCGAACCAGTCATGTCTGTGATGAATGCAGCTTTGTTTGTCGTCCCACAAAACACTGTGTGCCTTTTGAGCGTGATTGTCATCCTGGCATAAGGCAATCTAAACGTGTCTTCTTGAGCCGACAAAAACGCCTTGGTACTTGAGTTGTGCGCTCTTCTAATAGAGTCCAGCTCTGCAACCTCGTACAACCACGCTTTGCTGATTTGCATGTAGGCATTGGACGAACCAATATCCATTGGCGTATCGCAGAAATACTCATCGGACGCCAGAAGCCTGAATGTCGTACTTTTACGCGCTCCCTGTGGTCCAACTAAGATCAAGACACAGTCGGCCTTTACGCCAGGTTTGTAGGCTCTTGCAATGCATTGAATGAGCCACCTGCGGCCCATCTCCCGGTTCAGTTTCGTATCTTCGGCTCCGACTGCACGTATCAACCATTCATCTAATCTCGGAGTTCCGTCCCAAACCAAATCCTTCAACCAATCTGTCAGCGGATTCTTTCCGTTTTCTTCGGCAACGAAGCCAACAGACTCGACAATGCAATCGGTACTAAAGTGTGCGCTGTAGTGCTTGTACATCCATCGCTTGATTCTTGTAGCGTCCGTGTCTGAGAAATCCTTGTCGTCTATCTTGATGGCGTTTCTAAACGTGTCCATCCAGAGGCGCTTGTTCCACCTCCTGTCGTACATAAAAATAGTGGTCAGGTTTGGAACTGTTCCAAGAATCTTCTCACAACCATCTCTGTTTGTACTGGTTTCTAATCGTGAGATGACTCTTGATTGTGGTCCGTCTTGCTTACCTTTTTCGTAAGCGTCTTTTGCTGAAGCAAACAACTCACATAACGTTGGGGCACCAGGCCCAGTCAATACTTGATCAAGGTCGGGCACCATCGCCTCCATCTACGTCTGCGAGAGGAAGGCGATAGCAAGTTCTTGAACTCAACTGCATTTGAATCGTTTGCGCGTACTCGTCACCCTTGGCATCTGGATCAGTGCCAACATAAACTTCGACGTCATCTGGAATGCTTATTTTGCTTACACTTCCAAATGAACCAGATGTTCCACCGAACACAGCTACTCGCAACGATTCCCGCTCTGCTTCGGAGACAACCTTCAAGAAGTCAGTGAGACCCTCGACAAACAAAACTGAATCAATGTCCTTTGCATCACCCTTCAGCATTTTTACCGCATGTCGGTTCGGCATAAACAGGCCACCAGCTTGAAAGCCACTGGGCCACAGTGTCTTCGGTGCCCCATTGGTGCTAATCACAGCTCGACCATGAAGGCTGCAGAACGTTCCATTCGTATCGAACGCAGGCACAATCAGCCTCCACATCATGCTTCTCCCTCCTGGCCACCACCTTGGCCATTCGTAGTCACGTCTATTTGGAGTAACGCGAGCTACACCCGTTCGAGCGAGCGCGTCTAGATTTAGTCCCCTGCTTTTCAAAAAAGACAATACATCGTCGTCTTGGGCCAATTGATTTAGCTTGAAAGACTTCTTCCAAAGTGAATGAACCTCATTTATTGGTGGTCGTTTGCTTTCTGTTTTTTTAGGTATTTTAGGTTTTTCGGTTTTCATTGACTCAAGGTCGACTTTGGTTTCGAACCACTGTCTTACGCGATCCCGATCATTGTCGATAGCATCCTTGAACTTCTGTCCGCATAAGCAATAGCTCACAAGGTCTACGCCTGACCCGCCATTTCCACACCTATGACAACGCCATCCAAGCTTGTCATTGCGCAGACCTATCGGACCACGCTTGTCCGTACTGCCCCGTTGCTCGCTGTTGCAATACGGGCATGGACCGAATGAACCGCTTCTTCCTGGTTTCAATCCTAAATTACGTGCAGTTTCTGATACCGCAATAGACTCTACCTGCTTCAGCCACACTGTTGTTTCTCCGTGGTGTATTGATGATCACGCTGCCTTTATTTGGTACCTCACCTGCTGGTCGTGAGTGACCAACACCGACATTGAAATGCCAGCCTCAATTTGAGTTCTAGCAGCGTACCGAACAATAGTGTCAAGAGTTGCTGGCGGGCGTTTCCCATTCAACACACCCCATAGGTGAGTATGGCCACACCCCATGACTCTTGCACACTCCCGATAACTTCCGCCAATCGCATCCACTAATGCCTGTAGAGCCTTTGTTGTATCAATCACCAATGGCACACCATTGCTGTTCATGTTGTCTCCCTTTTGGTGTTGTCACCGTAGGCCACAGGTATGACATTGTCAAGAGATTGGATACACTACATTTTGTGTATGCTCTTTTATGGGCGCAATGTTGCTGATTTTGATATGATACCAAGGATGCATCACTCTCTTTCGTAGGGACACGCTATGGCTCTAAAGGTTTCTTCATACAATTCAACGGCGCTTCAACACAAAATTGTGTACCAAAGCACCGTCACGCAAACAACTGATATCGATGTACTTGGTTCATCTGGCACGCTTTATTCGTTGGATATCGATAACAACCACAGCGGTACAATCTATTTCAAAGTTTATTTGTCTTCAGATGAGTACGTAGCTGCCGTCAGTGAACCTGATTTGATGTTCAGACTCCCAGCTAGCACACAAAAACTAATCAGTATGCCAGGTGGACTACCTTTTTCTCAACTAACGTTCTGGGCTAATGACGCACCTGGAACAACATCTACTTCGGCTCCTGGCGGGACCGTCCTTCTCACTGCTGTTTGCGGATAGGGGTTCAACATGGCTGTCAACACAAGTGTCGTTTCTGATCCTCTGTATACAACCGTTGTCGTTGATACTAATGCCAATACGGAAACGCCTGAAACGTTCAACGACGCAAATACAACCGTTTATCAGATTGAAATCATCAATCCCAACAGCTCATCTGTGTGGGTTCGGATCAACTGGGCTGCGTCTGGAACTGCAACGTCTACACAAAACGACAACATCTTCTACTGTCCTGGTACAAGCACTTGCTATTATGTGATTGGTACTGGCTATGCAATTGAAGCTGGCCTCCAAGTATGGTGTTCGACTGAAAAAGGACTTGGTGGTGGGGCTATCACCCTGAACAGCCCAACCTCAAAGGTCACTGTTCGAATGGCGCTCAAAGACACCTGATTCCTGCACAATGGTCCCATTTGGCCACAATTTTTTGTTGGACTTGTTGGGACCATTGCCAAGCTTGATGAAGCCTCGTTGTTCAAGGTTCTGTACTGCGCCAAATACCGCTCGGTAAGTGTTGCGTGAGCCGTCACAATCAGTAGTTAAGTCTTCGGAAATCGTGTTGATTGTTTCAACTCCAGGCTCTGTAAGCACGTATGAAAGGACTACGCCACGTAGAGAGTTTTGACGGATTATTCCAGACAATGACATGGTGTTTCTCCTATAAGTCTTGGTAGGTAAGTTCTTTGGCTGGCTCGCAACTCTTGAGCACACAACTCTTGAGCACAGTTTCGTCCCAGTAGTAGATGGTCATTGGGTCGTGCCATGCTGGTCTGTACGCTTTGATTGCAGCTGGCTTGTTAAGCCCAACGCACATGATGGTTGCCTTACATAAGTAAAACCCATTGCTGGCTTCAATCACCCATTCCTTGTGGTCTACCAACTCATCAAAGACCCTGTAGTTGTAGAACTCACCGTCGTAGTCCTGGGCCATTGCAAGGCTGACCAGTAGCATTAATTTAGCCATGTTTATCCTTAGGGCTGGGGCGGGTGGAATCGAACCACCAACCTTCGGGGTAACAACCCGATGCGCTGCCAGTTGCGCTACACCCCATTGGTCTAAGTTCCTTCACAACACGAATGACATGTCTTGCATGGCTTTCCTTCATCGGTAGGTTGATAGCAACTCCATGTCTGCTCAAGGTCTACACCCAAAGCTTTCGCCTTCTTAATGATGTCTGCCTTAGACCTCTGAACCATTGGTGCAGTTACTTTGATTCCAGTGTCCGCTTCGGTCAGAGTATTGAGCGCATCAACCCATGCAGGTCTGCAATCCGGGTAAGGCTCATCGTCTGCATTCGCGCCCAACCAAACGTCTGTGTACCCACGAGATTTTGCAATGTTCACCGCGTGTGCCACCAGTATCAAGTTGCGCCCAGGCAGGATGCGAAGGCCGTCAGTCCCTACTCCTGTCCGCATCGAAGCATCTACCCCTGATATTTCACAAGGCAGTTCAATCACCTGAACCAGGCGCTCATTCGCCCACCGTCGAACAACCCTGCGTTCCTGCTCTGCAGCTGGATGTCCGTAGTCAATAAACAACACGGCACCAAGCTTTCCATCTCGGTAAGCGATTTCTGCAAGCATGGTGGAATCTACGCCACCTGACATTAGGACTACTACTCGTTGCATGGGTTCTTCCTTGAAAAAAGACATTGCTGGGTTGTTGCTGCTTGCAGTCGTGGAATGGTGCTTGGGAACTGAACAGCGCTTGTTCCATCAACGGATTGAGCCCCAGCGCACTGTGCCATTCTGATTCTGCGTACTGTGTTCACTCGGGCAATATGGTAGTAGCAACCTACATGTCGAGCGAAGCCGCCCCATTGGGCAATTGTTTTAAGCTTCCATTCCGTAGAGCCACCCAAGAAGATCCCTCGACCTGGCTTCATTAGTGGAGCTACATCCTCTGGTGTCATGCCATCCTGTACAGCGATTAGAACCATCGGATGACTGAGTCGGTCTAACCATTTAGAAGTAAGATCCAACGATGACAGTCCACCACCAACTATGTCTGGAGCCACTACCCAATCTGCATTTTTACCAATTCGGTCAAATGCCCACTGGAATGCATCTGCATCGAATGGTCGGCCTTGCTGATGACAACCCCATGCTCCGTTGTCCAAGGCGTAAGGAGCAAAAGTACCATCAGTCCACAGTTGAGCCCGCTTACCCTTTGACCGACGCAACGTGTCAGGCGATAGCAATAGTCGCCAACTACGAGCTTTCAGAGCGTCAAGAGTGGTGCGAGTACCAGTACTGCTAGCGTACATGATCATTCATCCGACTCGCCGTGAGTGTCACACATCCCCCAGCCGGTGTCGAAGAAGATGGCCTCATAGTCGAGGCCAAGCTCCTTCATGTACAAGCACGCAGCTGTAGAGTCCTTGCCGCCACTGACTGAGACCACCACACGTCGGTCACCAATCTTCTCTTTGACTTCCTCGATGTCGTGGTACTCAATCATGCTGGCCCCTAGAACGGCACGCTGTCGTCTGAGACGTACGTTGATTGCGACTGTGGCGCAGATGGCCTGGAGTTGCTGTTTTCAGGGCGAGTCATAAACTCCACACGGTCAGCAACAATCTCTGTGCTCCGTCGTTGGTTGCCTTCCTTGTCTTCCCACTGACGAGTGCGGATCTTGCCCTCAACAGCAACCTTAGACCCCTTGTCCAGGTACTGCTCGCAGTTCTCAGCCTGCTTGCCAAACACAACTACCGAGTGCCACTCGGTGTGGTCCTTCCATTCGTCCCCGTCCTTTACCCGCTCGTTCGTTGCAATCCGTAGATTGGCAATCGGCAGACCGGAGTTGGCCTTTCGGACCTCGGGGGCTTGCCCCAGGTTTCCTGTGATAATGACTCGATTCATGCTTCTCTCTCCTTTTTGGTTAATGATACGGGCGCATGCCCGGTTGCGGTTTCCTGCATGATTCCTTTAATATCGTCGAGCAGCAGTTCGGCGGTAAAATCTCTAAAGTCACATCTAGTGCAAGCACGAGACCTGACCACAAAGTCTTGCGTGTACCACCCAACAACTCTCTTGGCGTGGTTCATCTCCCAACCCTTGCCTGGATTGTTGATTGTTCTGGAAGCCGTCACTTTCGTTTTTTCTCCACATTCAGGACACATCATCTTCAAATACCATTGCTACAGTTCCTGCACAGTGCAGCCAAGTTCACGGTAGAACTTCGCGCGCTTCTTATGCAGGTAGTACAACGGCTTGCTGTTATCGACCAAATCAACAACAATCGGTTCTTTTTTATTGTCTGCTGTTCGCATGATGCGACCGATTCTTTGTTGAATGCGACCCATTGCCTTGGTCGGTGTGGTCAATATCACCGTGTCTAAACCTGGAAGGTCCAATCCCTCGTCAGCTACGGTCGTGGCAAAGATAGCCTTTACCTCTCGATTGTTAGCTGCCTCGAGCACTTCTGCTCTCTGCTTCTTCGACATCTTTCCAACCAACGCAGCCGCACTCCAACCATTATTGGCAACCAGTTCTGCCATGTCGATGCAATGTTGAACTCGGTCAGACAAGACCAACACTTGGCGTCCATCAGAAACAAAGTCCAAAACCATTGAAAGAATCTGCTCGTTTCGTGCTTCGTCCTTACACATCCGCGTGATGAGCTTCGGCCAATCCATATGACCAGGAATCGACCAACGCGTGCGCGTGAACTGAATCCTCGGTGCAAGAACGCGACCGGCATCAATCAACTCTTGGGTTGTGATGCGGTACAGTTCTTTGCCAAAGTGCCAGTACAGGATGGCGCTCAGTCCATCCGGTCGATCAGGCGTTGCTGTTAAGCCCAACCGAATCTTTGCTGGCATGGACATCATCACCTGACTGAACGTCTGCGCTGGAACGTGGTGGGCCTCATCCACAATGCACATCCCGAACTGAGTTGACCACTCGTGTAGTTCTTCCCAACGTCCTTTGGCTAACGACTGGAACATTGCAATCACAATCTGTCCTGAGTCGTCCCGCTTGCCGCCGCCGCAGATGGTGACCGTAGGAACATCACCGTTGATTGTCTGCAGCTGGGCCTCGATGCGATCCTTCCATTGCTTTGCCAAATCATGTGTGTGGACCAACACGACCGTTCTGGTAGCAAACTGGATCATGGCACCCAGACCAATCATCGTCTTGCCCGCCCCGCACGGAGCAATCACAAGCCCTTCTTTCTGTCGTACCAACTGGTCCACGGCCTCGGTTTGATATGGCCGCAACTTTACACCGTCAGCAAATACAAGTGGCGCATCCTGATCTCGTAGTTTTGGGGAAGACTTGCGTGGAATAAACTGTAGGTCAGGCCAGTCAGCACCAAGTTTGATTCCCCTCGGAACCATCAAACCCATGCCCCACTTGTGTCGAATGGGAATCATCTGGCATGCGTAGACATGCGTGTCAGGCACCTGGACGTACTTACCGTTCTGCCTCAGTGCCATGGCTTGACTGTACTGAGGGTTCGGGCACCGGAACTTCTGCTTTATCTGATTAAGATACGGTGAGCCTGGAGGCAGGAACTTCCCGCCCCCAACGACGCATTTGGTGTCTGACATGGTGTTTCTCCTAACACTAAGTGTAGTGTGTGTTCTCTGTGGTGTAAACGGTGTTGAGGCATCTATCCGACCGCACTCACATGCCTCCCTGCTGAGTTCATAGGGTTCTGCCGGGAACCCATGGTCTATTCCTCGGCTGACCCCATAGTACAGATCCAAATCTCTTCCTCTGCGTCCCACTCAAGCATCCGCTCCATTGGGTCTGTTTTTGTGCCCATCAAGTACATCCCTGTGTTTTTCATCGCGATAGTGCGAAGCACGATATCTTCACTACCATCGTTCAGATTCACCAGCTTGATGTACATCTCGTGGATCTCTTCGTTGTTTGAGTGCTCACCCTCTTCACCAGGATCGCCAACAAACTCTGACTGATCAGGCCAAGGCAAATCGTCGTCAGCTTGCTCAGACAAACGCGGTAGGCTGTCCTGCAACGAAAGCTTTTCGACGGGTGCAGCCTCCACCACTGGCTCTGGTTTGCGACGAATCACGCCCTCTGCCGCTACCGGTGGCTCCCAATCCTTGGGCGGATGCCAACCTACGTGCGGGATGCCCTCGATGCGCCTGGTCCTTTTTGTCCAGCTCATCGACTTCATTGTTGCGCCAACCGATAGCTTTGCCTTGTGCGGCATGTCTTCTTGGGCTTTCGGTACGTCAATACCATTGCCGATAAAGTCATAGCTACTAAGCGCAACCTCGTATGAGCTAATACCAGGATACAGGTTCATGGTCTGAATCCGTGCAAGCAAGTCAGTATCAGGCTTTACACCTTTGCCCGTCTGCTTGGGCTTGGGCTTGTCTTCCACCGTTGTTTCAGCCTCTACCTCGAAGACATCATCGACCTCGTCAACAATCTCGTCCGACCAATCATCATCAAACACTTCGTCGATTCCGTTCGACTCTACGACTTCTTGCACTGTCGGTTCGACATCTACCGTTTCCGCCCTATCAAAAAACCCGACTGGCGGATACCAACGATACGCCCTGGTGCCATCCGTCATCTGCCGTCGCCGCGTCCATTCAAGCATACGCATTGCTACACCAAGCGCTTGCTCCAATGTCCGATAGGAACCTGACGTAGGGTCATACAACTCAAACCGGTCAATAATTGTCTTGATTTCCACACCAATCTCATTGGCCGTCAATACGTCCGCCAACTTGTCGGCGTACACCTTCCCGATGTCATCGAAGTTTGGACCTGTCTTTTGACGTGGCCCAGTAGACTTCGCTACCGGTGCAGCTGCAAGCAAACCCATTTCCACTTCTTCAGATGTCAACTGCTGACCGTACTGACCAGCCATGTAGACCATCACGTTGGCAATAGATCGCTTGGTTGCTTTAATGTTGTCGTCTACCAAGGACTTTCCATCCGTGTGTGTAAATCGACCAACAAGGTTCTCATCATGTTTTGCTGCAAGGTACACACTATGAGCACCAACAGCCTGTTTGATTTCAAGCTTTTCCTTTTCGCTTGGCATCTTTACACCTCCCCGTGTTTTGTGTTCATTCTTCTGCTCCTTGAAGACCAGTTTCATAATCAACCAACTCACCAATCAAAGAAGCTAAGTGACGCTTGCTCTTCTCAGAAGCGTCGCCCCTATCGATCATTTGAATCTCTCGCTCGTCTTTGAAAATCTCTTCCCAATGGCCTTCTTTCCACAAGTCCCTGTACGTCCACTGCATGGCCGCAGCAAAGCCCAGCGGATGGTCCAGGTCGATGACCAGTGACTCCATCGGACACGGCACACTGGTGCCCTTGTCGTCAATGACCATGCAGTACTTGTCGTTCTCCTCTCCCCACGGACGGACAGTCAGTGACATGTCGTGCCGGAGCGGGAAGCCTGCCACCTCATCGCCCTTCACAAAGCGAACGGGCGTGCCAGTCACAACATCCATCTTAGCAATGGTCGGCAGTAGTTCGTCCCAAGTAAGTGTTCTCATGGTGTTTCTCCTTGTGGTGTTTAACCAGTTTGCCAGCAATGGCATCAATGGGCAATCACTTCTTGTACCTGGCGTTCATCTCAATACACTCACGGTAGTCCGCGTATGCATTGCGCAATGTACTGAGTTCAACTGTTGTGTCCAGCACGCGTAGGTCCAAAGCCTTCAGGTAAGCTGCAACCGCAACAACAACTTCAACTGCGGCTACAAAGCTCAGTGGTTTGCCATCCTTATCGTACAGTGATGAATGCTTTTCCATTAGAACGGACACCATTCAGACTCGTACTGCGATTGAGCTTCGTCATGTTCACGCGCAGCAGCGATCTGGTTGTCGAGGTACTCGAAGAAGTTCTTCTCAATGTAAGCCACTTCTTCGCCCGTCAACTCCACAAGCTCACCAGTATTTGAATCTACTGACTCGCCAATGTCCACCTCACCGTCACTGCCAGGGCAATCCCAGGTGCGCGGCGACCCCTCGATGTAGTCAATGTCTACTTCAATCTCGACATCGCCACGGATAATGTTCATCCCTGTGCTCGGCATGACGCACCTCCAATCACCAATCGGCCATTATCGAAATGCACCGCATCGGTATCCAATGCAAGCTGAAGAATCCGTTGGTCCCTGTCCGGTCCATATCTCTCCAACGTATTCGTCGAAGATGTGTACAACTCCTTGAACCCAGGAATATGAAAGAAGATGTCCCGAATATCAAAATCGAACTGCTCGTCTTCATCGATGTCCGTGGTGTACCAGAACGCACAGCGACTACCAAAGTCGTTGTCCTTGTACGTATGGTAGATTTCAAAGGTCAGCCCACCCTTGTCATCGAAGTCACGACGGTCATTGTCTGGTGCTGCATCGCAGTGCTGCTGAATAACTGCTTCACTACACTGGTAGCGAACCTCAAAGGCAACCTCGGGCTCGACGTATTCTGTTCTCATTGGCATGGTGTTGTTCTCCTGTTGTTATTTAATCATCGTTATGCTGAGTCATTCGCAACTCATCAATCAGTTGAAAGTATTCGCAAGTAGCGGTGCTTACTAAATGACATATTCGAGTGTCCGGTTTCGTCATCTACATAGCGAACAACGTCTACCCAATAAACCTCACCGGCTTTGATGCGACCGTCCTTATGGTCCTTGCGAGCCGTATGCTTCGACTGGCGTAGCACCTTGTGCCAACTCCCGTCATCCGCATCGAACGTGTAGCCATTACCGCTCAAGTCACGTTTGGGCTCTGGTTCGCTGGCATGGTTCTGATCGACGCGCTTGCTCGACCAGTAGCGTTGATATGCTTCTACATCATCGTGTCTTTGAAAAATCATGTGTTCCTCTGCGTGGTGTTACCGTAGCCTACCACGGCTACAGGTGTCGGTCAACAAACGTCCGATTGGTTCATTGTGTCATTCAATCGAGGTTCCCCCATTGGTTGGCCATCGCATTTGCGATGCCCTGGTAGGTCTTGGCTCGGAGCTTCCAGCGGTCATCACTGGGTCCAAGTCGGTTTTGTCCTGAGTCAGTTTGGTTGGCCCAGCGTGGTCGTCCGTTGACCATGCGCGGCTCAATGTCTTTCGTTCCGGTGAGTAGCGGCAGTCCCTTGAGCCACAGGCACGTGCGCTTGCTGGCATCGTGTCCGAACTGGTGCGGGTGAATGATTTGATCGTATTTGCGTATGCGCGTGCTGATGCAGCCAACTGGGTTCTCCAGAGCAATCCGTGGAATAGGCGCGTCGATCAGCTGCCTCACAAAGTCGAGCGCTTGTTCGGTTTTTGCTGCGCGCCCTGATCGACGCTTGTTCCAATGCAGTCCACTGCTACACAGGTACGTGCATGGTGGAAACGCAATCATCAAGTCCCAGTCGTCCTCAAGGATGTCAAGCACGGAGCCTTGGTAGTGCGGCCCCGGCACCTCGGTCGGAAGCAAGTCGCATGACATTGCATCGTGTCCAATCTTGCGGAAGGCATCGCGCACCGCTCCGCTGTATTCACAGGCCACAAGCACTCTCATGCTTCACCTCCACAGAGCACGCAGACAACCGACCGTCCACCATCGCGCGTTTCACGTTCAGGCTCGTCACACTCGCATTGCTTGACGTTCGTGGCACCTTCATTGCGTTTGAAGATCAGTGGTGATTTCGTGCGGTCAATGATTCCGCTATCGACCAAGCAGTAGACTGCGTTTACGTCGGAGTGCAGGCCGTCTATGTCGTCCATCTCCAGCGTGTGCGCGGACGTACCGGGACCAAACCGCGAGATGTCATCCTCGGGGTCAGGCGACGAAAAGTCTGCGGCAGTGAGCATCTCTTCCGTTGCTACGTCCTTGTGGATTGCGACCCGCACGTCCGGTACCCAGTCGAAGTCCACCACCATAATCAGCCAGTCGTGGATGAACTTGGCAGAGATCCGTTCAGAGAGTGTGGTTTCACCTCCGTTGCGCGTGTTGTTGATTGCCTCTTCCACCTTGTCGGCCAAGCTCGAAACTCGGTCCATAATCTTGCGGATTGCCTTGCGTTCCGGGGTCATGCCTGTCTCTTCGCTCTCGACGGTAACAGTCTCGGGGTCGTCCACAGTCTGCATCCATAGGTCAACGCTCATGGTCCGCAGCTCTTCTTCCATTTTCCGAAGCCGCTTGATTGTCATCTCACGATCTACGACTTCCGATTTTGTATGCAACCACTCAAACCCGCGCGCTTTGGCCAGCATCCAAGCATCGCCCCAGTCATCCATCACACCCTCGGCGCTCAGGTCAGGCTCCTCGCCCCACATGTTTACGTAAGCCTGCTCCATCGCTTGGTTAGCATCGATGAAGTCATGGGTATGGCAGATGTTCGCGTCTACTTCGGCCCGGTTCCGCTGGTCTACCTCTCGACATTGCTCTGGTGTAAGCCACTCCCGAATAACCTCGATGAAGTTGTTGGCCAACCTGTCAACGCAGTCGACGTGTGCTGCTGCTCTGAAATCGTTTTCCATGGTGTTTCTCCTTATTCGATTGTTGCCTAAAGGTTCCCAGCGATATGCTCGACCTGCCCAGCGGTCGTCATCGTGTGGTGTTGCGCCGGTACCAATAGGTAACCATATTCCGCCAAGATGCACAACCTTTTTTTGTTTGTCCCTACCTGGCCTTACCTTAAAACGATTGGTGGCCCTACAGGGGGACAGGAAATATGCCAGGATGTAACTATGCTTTCAAGCTGGCCCTACTGTCCCTACCTTTCTCTTATATAAGGTAAAATAATAGTAGTAGATATACGAATAACATAATAGAAGATGTACACATTCTTACCCCTATAGCAAAAGGGGGGGCCGGTAGGGACAGGTAGGGACAGTGAGGCAGTTGTTCCCATTGAACCTCGCTTATCGCTTGGCCCCACCTTGTGGGACAACCGAATCACCAGATACCAATGGCTCAATCACTCCAGTCGGATGGCATAGAAGTGTAACTACAACCCCCTCTTTCGACCAATGACGAGTCAGTAACGTGGACCAGGAATGCAGCTGGGCTATCGTGTACCGCTTTACTCCACGATTCCCACGCAACCAGTTCAACAACGCAGGCGCACCTACACCCAACACCAAAGCAAATGACTCCAAACGACCACCCCTACCCAACTGCTCCTCTATCTCGCGATACAATACGTACAAACGTACCCCACATGCCTGAATCTCACTCTTCAACCAACTACCACTCAAGTGACTCTCAACCTGACGATAAAATAAGTCCAACTCCACATCGTAAGGACCACCACCATATGAAGCACTACGCTCAACCATCCGCTGAAAACGATGCCAAGGTCTCGCTGACTTGTAGTGCTCGCTCATTTGATTGTATTGCTCCGCTTTATAATGGATTCACCAACGTATACGATCAGAGTATAATCACTTGGGTAGACCCATATGAATCCTCAGGTGGACAGTGGGTGCGTGCCGCCTGTTCAAACGTGGCCCCTTCCCTCTGGAATCACGCCACAAGGGATAATGCCAAAAGAGTAGGTAGAAACAGGGATATCGCGCAGTCCACACGGCTGGAAAGGGCCGGGAAAACGGAACCTGAGTCTCGCGCAGGTGTGTCTACCTCGCGTTCCGTTCGCAGGCTACTGAGGCGAGGGCGCAAAAAAAGCCGCTGACGTTCACTGGCGTGGTTCAGCAGCCCCCGTTTGGTGTTCCTACTTCGTACCCTGTGCGGCAACAGCGACATGAAGCGCGTGTGCGTGCGCGCCCGCAGGTGTGATAGGGCGAGCGTGCGCGTGCGTGCAGGTGGTTGTGATAGGGCGATGCCCCCGAAGGGGCGGGTGTCACGAGACCACCCACAGAGCGGATAGGATCGCGGTGAGAACAGCGGCTAACCAGATGGCGGCGCAGACCAGCTGTGCCAGGAGGTTGGTGATTAGATTGATCACTTGGCACCTTCTTCGGGGGCTCGGGTTAGCACAACGTGCTCGTCACAGTCGTTGCAGTAGTTGTTGTCCTTGGATTGCCAGGGTCCAACGTCGTCGATGATCTCGTTGCTGTTGGGGTCAATCCACGCCATGATTTGCACGTTGGATGAGCCACACTGGTTGCATACGATCTTCACTTGGCACCTCCTGCCTTTTGGTTCAGTTGTTCGTTACAGGTGTGTTTCTCATCCTCATGGTGCGACACCTGACATTTTGGGCACAGCATGTAGTTGTTCGGCTCGTCGTATGCTTGTTCGCGCTCGCATGTGCAACGCAGTGCATGGTCAATGTGCGTAGCGCAACGGTCGTGATGTTCTTGTTCGAGGTTCACTTTGCACCTCCGATCCTGTTGATGATGCGTTTGCCGTAACGGCGATAGGTTGATGTGATCGGTCGTGTTGATGTGGTCATGGTTGTTTCTCCGTGTGGTGTGGATAAAGGCGACAGGGGGAACACCACATTACCCCTGCCGCCGACCTGTACAGGTCAAGCGTTAGTGTTGTAGGAATACAACAAGTTTTGGTTTTGCTTTGGACGCGTCACACATCCCGCAGGTGTTGCAGTTGACGCCACGCTTGACCTGTGCCGGACACACGACACCCTTAACGCCGTCCGGCGTGGTGAACGTCTCGCCGGACCACTCGGGCACGTTGCGCAGCTGTGGCTTGCGGCTACCCGGTACCTTCAATCCACCGGCTACCATGGCCGTTCGCCAGCCTTCACGGATCCGTTCGTCCGCTTCGGTGGTTGAGTGAACCGAAGCCATAGCCAAGCCTTTAAGGTGTTGGCCCTTGTCCGCCGCAAAGTGTGTGTAGAGTAGGAGCCCACGCATACCCGCCGCTCGGATGTCATCCGCCCAGCTGGACACGGTGTCCCGGTCGAATACCCAAGGGTCACCACCAACGGCGCCGCGTACGTATCGAGCTGACCGCACGGACTTGTCAATCGCCCACCGTAGCGAGTACTCGACCGGCTTATCCGCAAACCTGCGCTGCATGCTGGCTTGCGCACCGATGGGTCGACCGCTCCAGTGGTAGCAGCCATTGCGCCGCATCGGGCAGCCGTCACAGGATTGCTCTACCTCGTTACGGGTAGCACCCACGTAACCTTGTGGGATGTTGCCGGTCTTGCTGTTGCCGGATGTCGGACGCCATAGCATTGTGAATGGTTTTTTCATGTTGTGGTGTTCCTCTGTTGTGGTGTGGTGTCTGATACTATCTTAACCGATTAACGCGCGGTTGTGTGGTTTTTTTTCGATTATTTTTGTGGTGGATAGAGCGCGTGTGCGTGCGCGCCCGCTATTGTGATAGGGCGCACCCGTACGGGGCAGGGCTTGCGCCCCGCCCCGTTTGGTTTAGTGGTTCAAAAATCGGATTTTTGTGTTTGATGGGCAAGGGGTATCACCGGTTGAACCGTTTGATCCTTTTGGGCACACGATAAGGTGAGTCGTTGCCGTAAGCGTGTAGATATCCCGCCACTCGGATCCGCAGTTAACGCACTCAACCTCCTGGAATAGGATCCCCGTGTTTTGCAGCTCGTCGTGTATCCGTCCTGTTTCAAAGTGATCGGATCCGCACGTTGGGCATTTTCCGCAATACGTTGGGCATTTATTGTTGTCCATGGTATCCCCCTACACGTATTCGACGGTAATGGTTGCGTTAGGCATTGCTGGGCTCACCGTGTTGACGAGCCTTTTGGTCATACCGCTTTTACCGCCCCGTTCATCGATGCAAGGCATGCACAGCACTTTGTATCCGATTGATTTTCCGTCCGCTTTGATAATGATCATCTCGGGCGGTAAGCGGTCGATGTCCAGCGCTTTGCTACATGCTGCGCAATACCAGTCCTCTACCCGCCCGTTTGTGAATATCGCCCGTTTTGCTTCGCGGTTAAGTTTTGCTTCGAGTTTATCAAGCATGTGGTGTTCTCCGTTTGTGGTGTTGGTTGATTAGTCTTCGAGTTCTGTCACGTCCCAGCACCACCCGCAGGCACCGATGCCGTACAGGGTCATGGTCGGAATGCCGTTGCGCGCGCGCTTGTCGCCTTCATTCACGTCTGGCTCGTCGGTACAGTTCTCGTCGGTGATGATTACGCGGTTCTGTGCGTCTATTTCGATTCGCATTTCCATCCATTCAGCGATCTCGTGTGCGACTTTAAGGGTGAACATCGGGCACGCCCACCCATTCCATCGGTGGCCCAAGTGGTAGCCCTCGAAGTCGGGTCCGCCATTAAGGTTGAACATCGCCTTGCGCCACCGGGGCGTGGACATCTCGATGTCCACGACGTAGAAGCCGTGCTTCTTGATTGCGTCAAGGTTGAACGTGTAGCCGAACCCGCCGCCTTCGGGGTACGCGGTGAGTGTCTCGCCATCCCAAGAGTCCACGCGGAGTGCGCCAGCTGGGTAGTCGAGTGCATCGGGGATAATGATGTCGTTGGGTTGGAAGTTGTACATGTGTTCCTCTGTTGTGGTGTTGTACCTTGATGGCACATTATTAATATAACCGATTATTCGGTGATTCGCTGAGTTATTTTGATTAATCGCATGCCTGTAGATCCCAGCTGTTGCCGCGCGTGTGCGTGCGCGCCCGCTTCTGTGATA